GACGTACAGGGTGATAGGGAGGAAGCAGCGAAATTCGCTTCCTTCGAGACAACCAACCTACACGTAACCACAGGAGCTCCGGCTCCCCTACATCACAAGTGGGACGAGTGAATTCTTTCAGTCACTCTTGCCAAGTGGTAGGAATACAGAGCAGAAGGTCGCACCACCGCTTAGGTGTGCCTCCAGAACTCTCAGTGGGATCAACCTCGGTAAGACTCCCTTTTTCCCGGTAATAAATATAACAAGATCGTTATAATAACCGAAGAGGGTTGGAAGCTTTGCGTTGTTACCGCTTGCAATACACACCCATCCCTGGGTGGCAGCGAAGACCGGAAAGCGCCGGTGCCGACCCTCGGCACCAAATACTCTTACCTGAACACCGAGCCATACAGCTCAGCGTGTAGTCGTCTAAGGGAGGGGCACGCTGAGCATGGCTCGCGTGTAGGCCCCCTCCAGACCTTTCACTATCGGGTTTTACACTCGATTCATTCGTGTAACATCCGCGTCGGAGTGGCTCCGAACGGTACCACCTTCTGTTCTCGATCGTATTACGTGGATCGGCGGGGCTGATGTATGAGCCAGTCTTCTGGACTCCATCTGCCTACCCACTACGGAACTCTATCAACAGTACGGTAACTCCCGTTGCACCAACCACTCCTGGAACCCTAGATCCGAACCTTCCACTGGTGGCTGAATGTCAAGCACTCAGTCTTCACCAGGGATTCCGGGTCCCGGCCTTCCTCTTTCCCCTCTACGCTCTGCGGACCCGAGGCGGGTCCATGTCAAGTGTATATGGGGTCTTGCGGTGTTTCCACAAAACCCTCAACCTCTCCTTCGGGTCTTTATCAAGATCCTTTTCAAGCAGCCTCTCATACTCGCACTCAGGGAAGAGGCGAACGACCGAACTGTTCGGACCCACAGAGAACATTGTTCTTAGTAGGTGTCTACAGTAAGCGTCATCCTCTCCCCCGAAGCCCGGGTACAGAGCCTCGATAACACCTCGTTTCGAGCCTTGCGGCATAAAGAGGGTCTCGAGATCTTCTATGAAGCCCCTGTGGTGTTTCTGCCACAGTGAGAGAGCTACTTTTTCAAGGTGGACTTCCGCCAAGCCTTCCATTAACTTTTCGTATATGGAATGCACGTTCCTTATTCGGCTGATCCACTCCGGGACAGAATCGTCTTCCAGAGTGCCGATAAAGTTGGAACGGCGGACTGAATAGTCCATCGAACAGTCTTGCTTTCTTCTGGATGTTACCAGTCCAAAGTTTAGATAGTTCACTCGATAGTAATCCCGAACTTGGTAAGAACCATAGGCGAAATCACCCACCTCATGATCATAACGAGGCTGAGTAATCGTCATCCACATCTCCGAATTCAATTGAACGAATCGGTCGGATATGAAGTTCTTCCCAACGGATGGAATCAATCCAAAGTCCGTGGTAACCCTCTTCCAGATATCAACATGCGGGAGATCAGTGCAAAATGCAATATCATCTCCGTTGACCCTCATTGAGGGAATTTCTCTGGAAAAGAGAGGGAACGTACGGTTCTGGTAAATCTCCCAGCTAATGTGAAGAGCACAGTAGTTTATCCAGCACAAAGCCGGAAAAGACAACACATTGCCCATTAGCTGGCCGTTCCGCATTTCGAGGTCTTCTGCATGACGCAGTTTGACATATTCATACGGAATGGTATCTCGGGGAACGATACTTTGCGAGGTTAGGACCCGACTCCTGGTCATGGAGTTTAGGACCTTGTCTCTTGTTTCGTCATCTAGGTCTTCTGACCAGATTGAACAGACGAGCCAAGAGGCCTCCCTTGCTAGGTTATCGGTTGACGCTTCATAGTCACCCGAGACAAAGACTTTACCGACGTCCCACTCGGACATCATGCCACTCAAGTGCTCCTTCGATAAGGGCTCTCCAATCAAGGAGAAAGGCCCAAAACGTCGAAGGAAACTCCATACACGCTTCTGTCCACCTACTAAGTCCGTATAGAGGCCCGCCGAGGGCTTCGTAATAACACGAACTTTCAATGGTTCAGAATGCAGGCAGGAACTGCCTCACAGACTAGCCTTGTTTCCAAGGTCCGAAGGACCTCCCAAAGCTCCTCCCGTAAGGGATATTTGGAGTAGAGAGGTCCCGGAGAGTGACCGTTCACTGAATAGAATCCGACCAGTTCGGGAACCTTCAGTGAAAGACGGAGATCCAGGCGATGCATAATCGCCATTCTCTGTTTTACAGTCACTCCTTCTCCGTAGAGCAGGTCACCATATTCGTCCCCTCGCGCAACCGTTAGGCGCGCAAGGAGACCGAGGGTACCGCCCGCAGCGTGAGACGATTGGATTGTAGCCTTTCTCGAAATAGGGCATTTCCTTTTGAAGTCCTCATTTGACCATTTAAAACCTAATTCGCGAGTCAGTTCTGACAGGCGCTTGAGGTGGTCTAGGGGGACATCAACGTCTTTTTGGAGTCTCTGTTGATGCTTGATCAGGGTGTTCTCAATTTCATGAGGCCACATAGGCTGCAGCCCCTTCTTGAAACCTTGGAAGAGAGTATAGAGCCGGGATTGAACCGACTTCTTATCCCGCTTCGATTTCATTAAATTGAGACGAACGCGTAATCTTCGAGGGAAGAGGTGCGACCCCAGCTGGTATTCATCTCCAGCTGGCATCTCCTGATCTTCAATCTGACAGAAAGCCACATTGATGGCAAATTTTATTTCCTTAATCGTACGACCAAGGAGTCCGGTTACCAGGTACTTGAGGTACTCAATCTCCTGCTCTTCAGCAGTGAGTTCGAGTCCAAACACCTGACACAGCTCGACAACGCGACGTGCGTGGTCGGCAGCATGATCCTCCAGAAATGGAAGTGTGCAGCTGACAAAGGAACATTTAGAACAACTCAGAGTGCCATTCCCACAATTGCACTCGTAGCCGTCTTCAGGTAGGTCAGCGCTCACGTATCCACGCCAGTGGTCCGTAGAGAGCTCACTCCAGCGCGCTAAAACTCGAATTGCGGCCTTTTCGGTCAAACAGTCGAGCAGCAGCTGCTGAAGAGGGGAAAGTGGTCGCTCCTCCGCCGAGTCAGCGGAGTAGCGGTTCCAGACGTTCACCATCGTCTGGGAAACGGAGTCATGAAACTTCTTTTGTATGAGTTCCATTCTCCACCGGTAATCTTTTGGACACTTTGGGTGCCCGAG